AGGACACCAGCCTGCCCCAAGAACGGCTGATATGAGCCAGCCGCTGCCTTAGTCATTTCAAAGCCGGTCTTCTCTGTCGGGGTAAACCCAGCAATACGCGGTCCGGTGTACTGAAAGTACGGTAGTTCAGCAGCGCCTTGAGCGCGACCAAGCATGTTCTTGGTGTACTCGGTGTACCACTCTGGCAATTGAACTTCGGTGCTGCTGGTTGAGCTACCCGGCGTAGGGGCGCTGCCTCCGAAAAGAAAATCTATGAAGCTCATTAGGTCAACCCTCCGCCCATGTACTTGCTAGGCGATTTTGCGTTTGGACTAATCCGGCCACGCGATAGGGCACGACCCTTGTGCTTCCGGATATTAGCACGGAACTGATCCATGCGCCGAGCACCCTCCTTGGTCGAGCCGTCACCCAGCAGAGCCAGCGTTTCTGCATCAATCACGTATTCCCCGTCGCTCAAGAGAGCCGGGATCTTGTCTTCCCGTCCCGAGCCGGGACCATCCACATAGCGGGAACTCTTGGAGCCACCCTTGGCGTAGCCGGTCAGACCGCCCTTAGCCTTACCGGTGCTTTTATTGGGGACAAAGACTTTCATTGTTGAATCAGTGTAGTACCCCTCAACGCCATCTTTTATGGCGGGGATAATGGCTTGAGTGCCCATCACAATGTCTTCCGTATTTCCCGGAGGATTGGCTGGCGGAGACTCAGGCTCTGACAGGGGAGGCTGTACCGGCTTCTCCAACTGCACCGTGTCCTCAAAGAACTTCGCTTCAGGACGAGTTCCGTAGGTGTAGTAATCAATGTCCGGACTCAACTGCTTACGGGTATAGGTGTACTTCGGCAACGCACCGCCCATGCCGCCAGTCGGAGCGGTCGGGGCTACGACTGGTTTTTTAGAACCAGCTCCAGCAGAACCAAGAGCACCAAGCAACTTCAAGAAGTTTTCCAAAGTGCCGTACTTGTCAAGCAAGTCTTTAAGTGGATCAGGCTTATTGATCTTGGTCGGCTCCTTAGGAATATCCACGGGAGTCGTCGGAGGAATAACGACTGGGGGAATAACCAAATCTGGCGGAGGGGTCGGCTTCGTTGTTTCAATAACCACTTCATCAAGCGGACCTTCTGGCGAAACTGTATCAACCGGAGTAGACGGCGTAGTAACAACCGGCGGAGTAATTACCGGAGGTTCAGTAGGTTTAGTTGTCTCAACAACCACTTCGTCAAGAGGTCCTTCTGGGGTGACTGTATCAACCGGAGTAGATGGTGTAGTGACAACAGGAGGAGTAATTACCGGAGGCTCGGTAGGTTTAGTAGTTTCAATAACTACTTCATCAAGCGGTCCTTCTGGGGTGACTGTATCAACAGGAGTAGATGGCGTAGTAACCACCGGAGGCGTAACTACTGGAGGCTCAGTTGGCTTAGTAGTTTCAATAACTACCTCTTCGAGAGGAGGCTCTGGAGCAGGCGGTTGCGCAGCCACGTTCGCAAGGCCACCAACAACCGGAGCGGCAACCGCAGGCGGAATGACCGGGGGCTTTGAGCCAGTAACAACCACCTCTTCAAGAGGCGGTTCCGGAGTAGTCGGGGTAGACGCAGCCGAGCCGGTTGATGCTCCGCCAGCACCACTTGCCGCAGCACCAGCACCACCGGCAGCAGCAAGTGCGGCTATTTGAGCAGCAGTTAACCCACCGCCAGCGGTAACCGTGAACACAGGCAGCGCCAAGTTAGCAGCGGTTGTTCCCGCAACAAGGCCAGTTGGCACAACGCCAGTTAACCCCGCAGCTCCAGCGGCACCGGCTCCAGCACCAGCCGCTCCAGCACCAGCCGCTCCAGCACCACCGGCAGCACCGCCAGCAGCTCCAGCTCCGCCAGTACTACCAGCGCCAAACAAGCCGGGGATAGCCGTTGCACCCATAGCCGCAGCAGCAAGAGCAGCCAACTCTTTAATGGGTAACTTGCTGAGCAGCGTTTCTTCTTTCTTGATGCCAAGCGTTGGATCTGCATACCCAGACCCGCCTTCAAGCGCAGCAATGTTTCGTTCAATTGCTTGCTCTTTGCTGAAGACGTTACCCGGACCAACGTACTTCTCTTTGAATACGCTCTCCGGCATCTCAGCGTAGAACTTCTTGATTTCATCTGCCGTCATCGGACCGCGCAGATAGCGGAACTTATCGGGGCTGACAATGTTTCCAATGAAATCCTGACCAAGCTCTTGCTCAGCTTTAGTTGCAACCGCAAAGGCTCCCGCAAAGTCGTTGCTCTTCAGGAGGGCGCTGATGCTTTCAAGCGTCTTCTGTCGAGGCTCATATACAGCACCAATCTGCGCTTCGCTCTTTTCAAGATCAGCAACAGAAACGCCAGCGGCTTTTGCAATCTCTTCTTTGGAAAGCTGTGTCAACGGAGCCGGAGCCATGGCCGCTTTATTAAAGTTCTTGGCGATTTCATCTGCTTCTGCTTGAGTTAACCCCAAGTCAGCAAGCGTCTGCGTTACGGGAGTCGCAGCCTTTACGGAGTTGCCAGACGGGGCAAATACGCCCAACCCGCCAATAGGCTCCATGGATTGATTTTGCCCCAAAAGATTAAACAAATTGGTCATGGCATCTTGGTTGATACCAGTACCCGTGGGTTCTGTAACAGTTGTTTTAGGAAGCGACTCAGGACCAACCGGCTCCTCTTGCGGAATCGGAGTCAAGGCACCAACAGGCTCTTCATCGGCAAAGCTTAAAGGAGAAGGCCCCACCGGCTCTTCTTCAGGCAATCCACGATCTACCGGGGCAGCGGCATCTAAGCCAGCAGGATCTACTGACGGACCAAAGACCGTCTCGTCTGCATCGGGAACTGCGCCGTAAGTGTAGTAGTTAGCCATGTTTCACCTAGTCCAAAACTTGATAGAAGCGAAGCGCCCATTCGCGCCAGTCATCAAACTGATAAGGCGACGGAGGGTTTTGCTGCGAGATGCCATTGATACCAATAATGCCTGCCGCCCAATTCTGCCACTCAGACTCTTTCTCAAGTCGAGCAATAGGACCGTAGCCCTCAAGATCAAAGACTGTGTAATCAGCCCAGTCCTGAAGCTTGTGATAGCGCGGGTCTGTCAGCAGGCTCATGGATTCTCTCCGAGCACCGTACCCGTAGCCGCTTCGATGTGCGCGATAACTTGACCCATCTGGTAGTTACCGCCCAGCGTGTTGCTCTCAAAGCGGAATCGCATCTCACGACGGATCTCTCGGAAGTACACCAACTGCTGCTGTCGATCTGTTAGCGTTGCATAGATAGTCTGCGGATCGCTTGTGACTTCAGCAGATCTGGCGTTAGCGCGACCCGTCACTTCTACGGTCATGTTCCCAGACAGCACGAAGTCAGGCTCAATGTACTCCACTCGAATTGCCATGTTCTGAGGCTGCTCAGAAGCAATCAGAGACATGTCTGCCGTTTCAAAGAACGACTGAACCGGACGGATTTGAGTTCCGTAAATCTCATCGGTTCCATACTCATGCTGCCACACCACGTAGCCCTTGGGGTCGTTGATGATGCGCGGCTCGTTGTCTTCTGTGACGCGAAGATCTTTAGCTTCAGTATCGCGATAAAGAGGTATTTGAGGATCAACGTCCACAACGCCCACCACCAACGGCGAGCTAAACACCTGCGCGTACTGACCGGCGGAACGTCCGCTATTCGGTAGCACTGTGTCGTACCACGTTTGCTCACGCACGTTGTAGATAACGGCATGGGTGCATTCGGTTGCATTACCACGCGGATAACACCACCAGATCTCGCCCCAACGCGGAACCTTGAACACGAAGACTTTCTGGCGCTGAGCGTAGTTCAGATTGTCGTAAAACCAATTCAGGTTCAGGCTATTCGGCACTTCGCGAACCACGCCGTTGAACATCAAGAATCGGTCAACACCGCACCAGTAGTAGATACCGTCGTACTCAATCACGCTCTGCGAAGACAGAATGCTGGACTGCGAAGTGATGTTGTCAAACTGAAAGACTGCCTGACCACCAACAAAAGTTGCACGGATGACCGAATCCAAAGACCAGAACAAACCAGAAGGCGCGTTACCGGCACCGGATCGCAGCGGAAGACCCTTGACGATCTTCTGGCTCGTAACACGAGCAGCACCCGCATCGCCGTTAGTCCAGTCATCCGTATAGCCAGCGCGACTCCACTGAATGAATCCGTCAGAGCCATACGCAAATACATACGGAGCTAGCGCGACGATACCGCCAGAGATAGTCAAGGACGGAACAGGAGTCAACGGAGCCGTGCCGTTGTCGTAACCCACATACAACTGGCCAGCAGCATCCGAAGAGATGTCTTCTACGTTCGGAGCCACATGCGCCAGAATCTCGTTCTGATTGTTTGTGGTGTTAAACGCCACATCGAACTGCCACATGTTTGCTTCATTAGAAACAAAGCTTGAATCAGTTCGATTGGTTATGATGCTTGAAAGACCATTCTGATCTAGGCGAAATCGAAAAACACCATTCGCCGTACCGATGTGAACATACGTATAGGCATTATGGTTGTGGATGTGCATTCCACGAGCAACACCCTCTAGGCTGTCTTGAAGCGAGCGGTATCCGCCTATCTTTCTAGGCAGTCCACGCTGAAAACGGACCCACTGTCCGTCAACGTAATAGTTGCCCTCAAACTTGGTACCGTCTCGCTTGATACCCGGTTCAGAGCGAACAATGACCGGCTGGAGAGGCATCAGTACGTACCGCCCTCGATTGGGTCAAGACCCAATGCAATCTGGGCTGCTGATGTACTGGCTGCGGTAAAGACAGCGTTGCCAATCGTCGTTGCACCCAAGTTCGTTCGCGCACCGCTGGCCGTTGTTGCGCCAGTACCGCCCTGAGAAACTGCAACCGGAATACCAATCGTTGCCGTATCGGCATCCACCACATCGGTGCCATCGCAATACAGGATGGCTCTGGCTGCGCTAGAAACAGTAACGCCGGGACTTGATTGACCGGCTGTTCTAATACCCAGTGTGTACAAGCCAGAGGTTTGATTGCTGACCCAGTACTGCTGAACCGTGGTCGGAACAATAACGTCTCGACTTCCAGTCAGCGTACCCGTAAAGACATAAGCAGTCTTATTCAGCTCCGCAACCGACAGGGTGTAGTTACCGCTGCCAGAGATGTCGATCTGAAGCAGGCTGAATGCGTAGACAGCGGATTGACCAAAACCAATCGTCCAGAATTGAACGCCGTTAGTGACAACGATGGCGCTATCACCCGGAGACAATACAAGCGTGCTTGCGCCGTTGATCAACTCTGAACTGCTGGGGTCCAGCGTCAGATCGCCCGTGCCGCTATTACGAACATTAACGAACCAATCGCTGCCTAGGGTCGGAGCACCATCAAACGACAGCGTGCCACCACCGCCGGTCCAAACTAGAACCTTGGCGCGATCACTCGTGCCGGTGGTGTAGTTGGTGCTAAAGCTGGTAACCGGCATCGACTGGTTGAGAGTCGTCGCAATTGCCTTGATACCAAGGCCAGCCAGCGCAGCGGCATTAGTGGAAGAAGCCGAAGCTCCGTATTGGAACGAACGCCATGTACCCGAAACCGTGCTGTTATCGGTCAGATAAATCTGAAACGTCGTGCCTGATTGCGGAGCGCAGATGACGGTGCCGGTAGCGGTCTTAACCGTGAAAGTATTAGCGCCGACGTTGTTAAAGAGAACCGTCTCACCCGTACCGGCTTGAGTCGCATCCGGCATCGTGATGACAAGGCTGGTCGTCGTCGCATTAACGTCCATGATCTTCGCAACGACATCAGTGCTCGGAGCAGCCTCAAGCGGCCAGTCCAGAACCTGATCAATCGTCAGCGATACATAGCGGTACGAGACATCGCTCGGGTAGATGTTCGTTCCACCGAAGGTATTTGTATAAGTAGTCACTTATGCCTCCCGGCGATTCGTGGACCGATCAACGATCTTCTGGAGGTCTTCGCCATTGAGCGCAGCCAGCGACCGGTCGTAGTAGGTCTGCCACAACTGAACGCGCTGATCGTCCTTCACAAACGGCGTGGCTTCCACCAGCGACCCGTACAGCAACAGGTTCGGCGCGTACTCGGTCAGCCAGTTGGTCTGGTTCGTGTCGTCCAACAGCGGCGGCAGTTCGTAGTACAGGATCTCCATCGGATAGTCCGCAGCCGGGGTCGGCACGAAGATCCAGTGCTTGTAATCGTAATCGGCGTAAAACAGCGGCTGACCGGTCGTTGTCTCATTCGGCCAGTAACTACGGACGTATTCGTAAGATCGCGGGAAGACCGGTGTGTGGACGTTGTTGTTCGTCCCGGTGCCGAAGTTGATGCTGATGGTGTCGCGCCAGCGATCCGGCTTGGCGTAGACCGCTACCCCAGATTGCATGGTGGTATTGACCACCGTCTGGAATCCCTGAATCTTGAGTTCACGCGCAATCCGACGCTCGGCTAGGGTGATCAG